TTATAAGGAACCTGGAATATCTGGTAGAAGCTGCCGTTGCGATGCAGTCGTAAAAAGTCAGCAGGCATCGGGTTAGGCCCGCTGCCAGGAGCATAGCCAAGACCTGAAGCTGTCGTGCTGAAATTGAAATTGAAGCTCTTGCGGATAGTTTGAAAATCGTAATCCTGATCCAGCTCTTGCAGGACGGCGTTCAGGAGCTGCAACGCCTGCGCCGTGAACCCCGGCACATTGGCGATCTGCGTCGCGATACTGATGATCTGCGCGGTGCTGAGAGCCATCTAGTCCTCATAGGCACAACGTTTCATAAGCCGTCCGCATGGTGTCATATTTATCGGGGCCATAGATGATACGTTGCTGGAACGTCGCCCATGGGAGCTGCCCTTCGGCGTTAGTTGGTATGCACATGCGCCAATTATCCGGCCGGTTACACTCCTCCGGCTCGTCCTCGTTCACACTGGCAAACATGAGCCAGGGCGTTTGCGTATGCGGCAACAACGCAAAGGGACCGTTTTGAACGCACAAATTACACTTGGCCTGACTGTAGAGCGCCGCGCGCGTATGCAGATTAAGGCTTGCTTCCGGATAGACCTCAAAGCCGGGAAAGCTTTCGCGTGCCTTGGCCGTATCTCTTACGATGATGACGTCCTCGCCCTTCTGGCACAACCACATCGCAAGCTTGTGCCACTCCTCCAAGTCACTGTTGCGACGAGCATGCATCCCCGTCTCGCGAAATGTGAACGTCACCGGCTGGCGGCCTTGCAAGCGACTGCGCACCTCTGACATTGCCACTTCCGGCACGCTGAGCTGCGGCACCGCTTCGCCCTGCGCGTGCGCGCGCTCGACCTCACGCAAGCCCGCAAAACCCTGATGACGCGCGTGCTCACCCTGTACGCCTTCAACCGCGCCAAACAAAGCGAGTGCAGGTCGGATCACGTTCTCAATGAACTTAATTCCACCCGAAACGCGCTGCTCAACACCTTGCGGGTTGATAAATGCGACCCGCAACGGAGCCACTGCCCGCTCGCGCCGCCGTACCATCTCAGCAGTCGCCAGCCACGGGATAAAATCAAAGCTAATGGGGTCTAACTTAAAATCGTAGGACACAACATTGGCAGGTGGCGGCTGCCGCGGGTCGTGCACGCGTATGACATCATTCAAGATCGACAGCTTGAACAAGTCGATGCCAAAGCAGATGCTCGGACGCGCGTTCTCGTCGCCAAAATATACAGCTTCCGCGCTCATATGCTCGGCGAAGACAACACCGACCGCGCGGATACCGCCCAGGCGTGCGCGCGCCAAAACGCGCTCCAGCCCTGCGACCACCCGGTCGTTGCCGGGAGAATTTTGCTTTACGCTAGTCTTCATCGCTGTATTCGACCCAATTGTCGGGGTCGTCAGGCTGCTCCTGCTCCGTTCGATATGCTTCCCATTCCTCCGTTGGCAACACGCGCCTCCCACTTTTTGAGGTCTTCCTTCAAGCCCGCGATACGCTTCTTAAACGCCTCCAAATTATCGTAGGCTTGCTGTTGCTGCTGGAGTTGCGACTGCGTGAGCTGCAAATCGCCTTTGCGCCGGTTATCGGCTAACCAATCTTGCCGGTGCTTTTGGTCGGTGCGCTCGATGTTCAGTTGCTGCTGCTCGGCGCCTGCATACTCACGCTTAAGCTCAATATTGAGCTGCTCGACCTGACCCCAGGCGTATTGTCGTTCGCTGGCGTCCCGTAGCTTGTCAAGGATGGCATTAAGAGTAGCGACATCGCAGTCACGCTCTACAAAAGTCTGCAGCACAATCTGTCGCTGGCCATGTAACGTACACTGGAAGCTAATCCCGATCGCCGGGGTTTTGTCGAGATGCAGATTATCGTCCATCCTACACCTTCAGAAACGGCGCGTTGCTCACCGCCCCAGTGACCATGCTCATCCGCGTCAATTTTTGTTTACGGAAATGATCCTTATGCCGCCCTTCAATCTCGGCCTGATGCTCCCAGGCGCGCTGCATGGTGTCGCGTAACATCATGGCAACGCTCGATGCTACGTTATAGACCTGCCCGTGCTGGTACTCGCGATTGTTCACACGAATACAGTTTCCGCTCTCCGGCAGGTCGATCAGCACCTGCTCAATCGACTCAATCAGGCCGCGATCCTGGCGCGCCTGCGCCAGGAGCTTTTTCTTGGTGTCCTCACGCAGCTTAGCCTTCAGCTCCTTGTCTAGCTCTTTCTGTACCTCGGCTTCGAGGGCAGCGAGTTCCTGCGGTGTAAGCAGATCGGTCATGTGTGCACCCATCCGGCTGCAGCCGCAGCCCGGCCAGACACGAGGATCGGCCAACCGGTCTGCGGGTCATAAAACACGTAATCACCGGGCCGCATGCGCAGCACGCCGCGATTGGGCACGAACAGCAGCCCCTGCGGCGTCATTCCGTTCGTCGGTCCATAGATCGGATGGATGGGATTGATATCATCGAGAATTGCACCGTCGACCGTGGCAAAATCCGTGATGTTGGCAAAGTAACCGCCCGCATTCAGGACATTGCCGGCCGGCAAGCTCGCCAATGCCGGCGACATCGGGATGCCGATCAACGTCGTCGTTGTCGCCGTTCCGCCCGTGACAGTAGCCATGAGATCACCTCAGTTAGCGATACCAGACGGATGATCAAAATTCGGACCAAACTGAGAGACGCTCTCAACCCGGCACATGAAATTTTGATTTTCGATCAGCGTCCCGTAAAAGCATTTCCAGCCGACGACGCGCAATTGATTGAGCGGGTCGGATTTATCTGCTTCTTTCAGATACGTGAACTTGACATCGTCGAGCAGCACCTGACCGTAGGCACCGCGGCCGATGATGAACGTGGCATAAGCGGTGACGCCGGATGCCGGAGCCGCAGGCGGCTGCCGCGCCGAGCCCGTCAAGCTGGTGATCACAACAGTGCCGCCGGGCGCGAGGCCGACTGCCTGCCCGGTGTACGCGCCGGTCGTCGGACCGGTCACCGTCGCGCCACCCGTGCCGATCGCGGCCGTGGTGCCGAGCACCGCGTTCGCCATGCTCGATGAGGTGCTAATGTAGACGTTGTAAAGGAAGCCTGCAGTGCTGGGCAGCACGACAGCGATCGATCCTGCCGTGCCTGAAGCAATCGCTTGCGAACCGGAAACAGCGTAAACTTGGCTCTCAAACTGATTGTTGTTATCATAACCGGTCACCTCGACGAAATATGGACCACCGGCCGCAGTCAGTGAACCGTTGACGGTCGCAGGTGTATAGGTGACGCCCGCAGCATTGTTGGCAAAGCCGGTAAATGACGGCACCATGTTGCTCTCGCAAAACCGGATGCCATTAAACTCGCCCGCTTCGTAATTGTAGAGGCGGTTGATATCGCTGTACGACCAGGCGGTCTGCACCGCGGCGTTTTGCCGGAGATCAGCAGCAACAAAAGGATGGATGATCGCAGTGTAGTGCGGCATCTGCCGCGGATTGTTCGACGCTTTTGCCCCACCTGCGTCCGCATCGAGCTTGGTGTCGGTCATCTCGTCGCCGCTGTAGCGCGGGGCGCCCTGATTGAAGAGCAGCGAATAGGCGCGCTGCACCTCAAACGGCGAGAGCACGTCACCGGCAACAAGCGCCGCGCGCGAGGCGCGCGAGTTGACGAAATTGTATTGTAGCCCGCCGAGCAGTGTCTGGAACGTATTGCGCTCCAGTGTTTCAGCAACCTGCAAGCCCACCAGCTCGGTGGCTTTTTGAAATAAGGGGTGATAGATGGTCATCTCGGCGACATCAGTGATTGTTATTTTGTCGCCCCACTGCTGCGCGACGACGCTGACCTGCTGAATGCTCATCGTCTCGCCGATCGGCGGCACGCCTTCCGAGATCGGGGCGACCGGCAGCGGCACGCGCATGTAACGCGTGGCCATGTACGTGGTGCCGCGGCCTTTAGGGAGGGTTAGAGGGTCACCAAATTGATAGGCGACGAGCTGCTTGCGCGCGAGCGGCAGCGTTTTCTCTGCGATGTAATTGACGATGTCGCCAGAAAACTGGCTACCGACGTTTGCAGTCTGTCCACCGATGGTCGCCATCTTGAGCCTCGCTTATGCGCGGGCCCGTGCGACCCGCTAGATTAGGACGTCCTTCAGCCGTTCCTCGGCTGTGCTCACCTTGCGGGATTGCGCCGACGATGCGCTGCTCCGGTTGGAGCTAGGCGCGACCCGCTCTCGCTCCACTCGCTGGCGCGCCTGCCGACGCTGGCTGCCGCCATTGGCGGCCCCCCGGTCGGCCTGCTGGCCAAGCAAATAAAAATAGATGGTCTCCCTGTCGGTCGGTGCTCCTTTGCGCATCTGCTCCGCAAAGGTCTTCTCGACCTCGTCCTGCAAACGCCGACGCGCCGGGCTCGTCGCGCAGCGCGCGTCGAATGCCGCCTTGTCGAGCATGGCTTGAGATTGCAGCTGCGTCTGCCGCATTGACTCCGCGACACGCTGCTCGTGCCGGGTGATGCGGTAGTCCGCACGCTCCTCCGGCGTCATCAAATTCATACGCTCGCGCTCTTGCGCGTCGGTCGCGTCGCGTTGCCGTTGGTTCCAAAGCTGCCTTTCCTGCTCGCGCTCGCGCTCTAGGCGATCCTGCCGCTCGCGTAGCTCGCGGTTCTCATTGGCTAGTCGTTGATACCTTTCGCGGGCACTGCGCCCTCGCGGCTCGTCTTCATGCTCAGCGGTGCGCCGCGACGGTGGTGTCCCTTCGTCTCCTTCGGCGTCAGCGCGTTGGGAGGATATTTCGCCATCCTCGTCCCGCCCTGCGCTGTCCTCCCGCTCGGTTCCGTCACCTTCGGCCCCAGCGTCCTCCCGCTCATCCCCGTCTCGTTCACTCTCGAATGCTTGTGCATCATCGTCCTCGTCAGCCATGACGCGGTTCCTTCTCCTCAGCGATTACGATCGCCGCTCGAATTGAGGTATGTCGGCGGTTACGCCCGCCACCCGGTCTGCGACGCGGAGATTACGGCCTATTTGTTTGCGGCGTCAAGATGTTGTATGTCTCGCGCGTGGCAGACCTGGTAATGGACGCAATCAACGAGGCGTTCTGTGCCGAGATACGGCACACGTACAGCGTTACATCGCGCGATCACAGCGCGCACGGTGGCCCCGACAAAGCGGCTAAGGTGTTGCTAAAACGCATAAAATTCCTGCAGGACTACCACAACATCATCATCGACCTGTTGAATAACAGCGAGGATGAAAATGGCGGGCCCGGTTGAAGAAGGCGCGAAAGTCGCCAGCGGAATTGTCGACGCCCTCAAGGCGCAGCCCGCCGTTTTGGCGCTCACGCTTGCCAATTTTGCACTCCTCGTTTTTATTTTCTACGCACTGCACCAAGCAGCCAGCTATCGCCAGAAAATGCTCGATCAGGTCTTTGAAAACGGCAGAGAGCTACAGCAACTACTATCACGCTGCCGGGTCACTGAACTCGACGAGCAACCGCGGAAATCAACCGAGGTCGTCACTGAGCCTTTGAAGCCTCTGGAGTAGGCTTCTTCAGCGCCGCAAGCTCGGCCTTCACCTTCTCCAGCTCCTCCTGCAGCTTGGCCGCCTCGGCGGCGTTGACCGCCGCATTGTCGGCGAAGAAATTGCGCTGCTGCTGGCACCAGAAGAACTTGTCACGCGGCGGCTGTGCCGGCGCGTCCTGGGCGAAAGCCGCGCCGACCAGCAACGACAGTATGGCCAGCATCAAGACCACCCCATCGGCGGGGGCGGAACGACAGCGGCGACCGCGTTGTCCTTGGCCCATTTCTGGTCTGCCTGTATCCAAGCGTTCATCGTACCTTGGAACAAGCCGTAGCTCACAAGATCGGGGCCGTAAGACTGCATCGCCTCGCTGGCGACCGTCTGCGAGAACGAGACCGTATAGGTACCCGGCCCGCCGCCGCCAGTGCCCAGCGCGGTGATATAGGTGCCCGGCACAATGCCGGGGCCGAACAGGAACTGGTTGGTCGCGATGTTGCCGCTGGCGACTGCCGTGACGGTCAAGGTCGTGCCGGAGATCGACCCCGTGAGCTTCGCGCTCGCGGGCTGTGCCAGGATCAATGACTGATAAACCGTCGAGCCCCACTGCAGCAGGCTGGTCACGTCCGCGTCAGTGCTACTGTAAGTTTTGTTGGAATTGACGATCGCGCCTGACAAACCGAAAGTCATGGTTGCCATTGGTCAGCTCCCGAAACAATGCCACTGCATTGAGGTGTTGGCCGTGCCGAATGTCACCGCCAGCCCGGTGGTCGAGGTGACGGCGTCGTGCGTCGAGGCCGCGCTCCCCGGCGACACGACGCAGAACGGCGCGTTGGTGAAAGCGTTCGCGAAAGTAATTGAACAGGATGTGGCGCTGGTGAACGCGACCTTGCCGGCAACATCCGACGACCCGGTCGTCAGCGCAAAACCAGCACAGCTATTCGCCGTCGGCGTCCCAGACGTATAACCAAGATGCAGGGGGGCTGCGATGTTGACCTGCCGCGCCTGCCCCGTACCAAGCTGCTGCGCTCCAATAATCAGCGTGTTCGCCGTCGTCGTCCAATCCATCACGGCGCGTTCGTAGTTCGAAGCGTCGGTGAAGGTGTTGTAGACACGGAAAGTCTGCGCGGCGGCACCGTTGCGTTGGGCTAAGATACCGGCGGCGTCGCGGTTCAAGACAACGTCACCACTGGAATTGTCCAAAGCAATGCTGGCTGGTGAAATCTGGTTGAAGTAAACGACACTCGAAGTAAATTGAAACCGACCGGCAGACAAAACTTGTATAGCACCCGAGCTTCCCGCACCGTCGCCTATGAGAAGACCGGCGGAGCTAGTAGACCACTGAAGTGCTGCATTCCCACCGAGTTGAAGATCTATCAGCTTTGAACCGAGGGCGCTCGCCGTATTCGTCACATTCAACCGGATTGCTTGAAATAAAACCGCATTGTTATTCCAAGTCTGCGAGAGATCGAGCAGCGGCGTATTCGTCGTATAGGTCAGCCCGGTGCCGACCAGCGGCAGGCCACCGCCGCCCGCACCGCATGCCGAGCCGGTCGTCGTCAGGTTCAACGACGCATCGACCTGCACGCACTGTCCGGTCGCAAACGTGGTTGTGTTGACCGTTGCAAATTTGGTCGTGTTGCCGCTGACCGAACCCACGCTCGGAGCGACCCCCGCGCCGCCGCCGATCACCGGCAAGTTCGCAGTCAGCACGGCCGACGAAGACAAGACTGTCGGCGAGCTGAAATAGGGAATGCCGCCACTAGTCGTCGTCCCCGATACCGTCTGCGGAAAGGTAATGCCGCCGCCGGTACCACACGCCGCAGCAGCCGTAGTCAGATTGCTGCTGGCGTCAACCTGCACGCAATTACCGGACACAAACGTCGTCGTGTTAACTGTCGCGAACTTAGTCGTATTACCGCTGACCGAGCCCACGCTTGGTGCGGCACCAGCGCCGCCGCCGATCACCGGCAGGTTGGCAGTGAGCACAGCGGACGAAGACAGCGCCGCCGCCGAGCTGAAATAGGGAATGCCACCGCTGGTGCCGGCGGTGGTGAAGCCCAAGGTGCCGGAGCCCGTCACCGGGCTGCCGGTCGCCGTGAAGATGCTGGTCGCCGGCACCGAGAAGCCGACGCTGGTCACCACGCCTGAGCTGGTGACGAATGTTTTCAATTGCGTGGCCGTGCAATTGTGGTCGGCCGCCGTCTGCACGCAGTAGAACAGTTCCGGGCCGGCCAGCGCGCCGGCCGCCGTCATCGCCGCGACCGTGCTGTCGGCGCGCGCCTCGCCGATCAGCAACGCCGTCGCCGCGACCGTCGCTAGCAGGTACCGGCTAAGCATATCTTCGCCACCGCGTTGGTTTGCAGGATGTTGCCAGTGCCGGGGGCTTGCAGCAGGAATTGCGCCACGGGCGCGCCCAGCCCGTTCACCCGCAGGTAGCCGTTATTGAACCCCTGCCAGGCCACCGTCTGCGGGCTCGTGAGCGTCAGCAGCACCGCGTTGTAGATCGACCCCCACAATACCGCCGGCGTTTGCGACAACGCACCAGCAGCGATCAATAACAGGATCGCGACGCTACCAATGATGACAATCGCTCTCACGACGTCGTCACGCGCAGCTTGCCGTTAACGTCGCACTGCAATGCGCTTTGCTGCCCGTTTGCAAGCGTCGGCGGGGTCGTGTTGTACACGCACCCTGGAATGACGCCCGGCGAGAATTGCTGCGCGGTGACACTCCCCACGATCGAGGCGAGCAACGCGCCCAGAAGCATCCAAAGAAGGTTGCGCATTATTTCCTCTTCGGTGCCTCGCTGGTATGTGCCATTGCCGCTCCCGTCTTCGCCGGGACCTCCACCTTGACCGGCGGGCCCGATGGCACCCCGTTGCGGTTGAACGGCAGGGTATAAGACGACCCGTCCTCACACATCAGCGCCAGCAATACCCGACTGGCATCGGTCGGGTCGGTCGTGAACGCGACCCCGCTCGGATGCGGATGGTCATCCCCGGTAAACGTCGCCAGCGGAATGACTTGACCGTCCTCGATGCTCCAATGCGCAGGCATGCTGGCCTCCCTAAAAGCTGAAAACAGATCGCTGTCGAATGCATTCACCCAGCGAACCGTTGAAGCTTAATTCGCCCCAGTTGTTTTGCCAAGCGTTCTGATTTAGCGTGCACCATTCCTTGATGGTGAAAGAATAGATGACAAAAGCCGCGGCCAGGAGTATAAGCACGACACCGGCGATCACCCGCCCATTACGTGTTGCAACTCCAGCCCCCAAAAGTGATGCAACTCCCAGGATGATCGCCGGGAGTTTCGCCGTCCATCTCACCTGACCGTTCATCCGACGCGCCTCGGCATCATGCTGGGATCACGTAACTGATCAGGAGCAATCATTCCTGGCGGGCCCTGCGGGCGCGGCGTACCGGGCTGCGCGCCAATGCGCGGCGTGCCGGCGACGCCCGGCTGCTGCTGGCCGCCCATCTGGCCGCCGGGGACGCCCGGCATGCCTTGCTGCTGCATCGCCTGCATCTGCGCCTGTTGCTTGGCCTGCATCTGCTGCATGTGTTTCCATATATGTACTTGAATTTTCTTGACCGCGCCGCCTACACCGCCTTCCTGCGCCTGCAGCTGCATCAGGAGCTGGCCATGGCTGCGAATGTGCTGCTGGTCGTCGTCCTGCGGGTGCGTCGGCACCTCGAAGCCGTTAGCGAGAAGCGAATTTTCCTGATCGACCGGCACCGGCAGCTGCTGCTCCGGAGCAACAAAAATTAACGGCGCTAAACGGGGTCCATATGTGTTCTCGACAAGCTGGGTGATAACAGGAACCAAATTCACTTGATACCCGCCCAACTGTTGTGGCGGTATACCCCTTATAACATTCATAGCAGCAATACCCTGCTGTATCTGTTGTGCGCTGCGTGCCGCCTCCACACCAAACCATCTGAATTGATACCTCCGGTCCATCTGCACAGGCGGGATGGTTTCCATGCTCGCACGCAGGCCCATCTCACCGAAGCTTCTGATCGTGATGTCCTGGTCGCGGTGCTGATGATCCAGCTCGACAAACAGCGTGAGCATCGGCGTGAGGATGCCCTCCTCCAGCACAGTGACGCTGTCCGCGGTATTGAGGATGTCGACCTGCTGCTCCTGCGCGACCTGCGCCTGGTTCGTCTTGCCGCGCTGCGCGGTCGGCGTGCCCTGCGTGATCGCTGCCGGCGAGACCGCAAGCGTCTGCGACACCTCGGCCTTGCAGGCCGAGACCATCTCGAACCCGTGCTGCCACAACTGCGGAAACGACACCACTTGCGTGTCTTTGGGCGACGTCTCCCACACCGCAGCCATCGACATGATCATCGTGCCAATGCGCGGGTTGCGCTCGGGGTCGGTCATCACGATCGGGAGCATGGAATAGCCTGCGCTGTCCCAGGCAAGGTTGACAGCGTCATTGGCTCCGTATTGCAGGTCGGCGCAATCGGCTACCTTGCTGCGTCCCTTAAATATGCCTCCTACCTTCTCAACTGGCACAGATAACAACGGCACGCGGTCGCTCCAGAGCGGGTTGCGTCGCGCGCCCAAAATCCGCTGCTCACCGCCGTAGAAGGCTTGGCATAAGAGCCGCTCGCCTTTGATCTTGAGCTTGGTGAAAGTCTCGTACACCAGCGCATGACGCGCGCCCTGTACGCCTTTAATGCCCGCCGCATCTGCCAGTGTCTTTGCTGTGTTGACGTCCTCCGGCGCGACCTTCTTCTGCAGCCGGTCTTTGAGTTCCTTGCCCGCGTCGGCGCGGATCGCGCCATCGTCGATCATCTGGTCGATCTTGGCCTTTGTCCAGCGGCGCAGGATGGTGACGCTGCCACCCTCCTCCAGTGCCTCATCGATGTCATCGGCGGTCACCGGCAAGACAAGAATATCGCTGTCGGCGATCACCTCGACCTCGGGATGTGCCGCCTCGATCTCCTCGTGCCGGATGTCGATAATTGGCTGCATGGCCGGGTTAGGCATGCCCTCGGCCATCTCGGGCGTAACCGCGGCACGCCAGGTGACGTGCCGCTTGCGCTTACACCAACTCACATAAACGTTGTACTGGCCCTCGATGTCGCCTGCTTTTGTCAAAGCAGGCATTACCTTCGTTCTCAGCTTTGCCTTGCGAACGTAGTGTTCAAGTAGGCTAGCCAAAGCGTCTGGTCGGGTACCATCCGTCGAAGTGACCTCGACGTAGCGACCCGCCTGAGGAAATATCTGATTGGTAAATCTCGTTTTGCGGGCATTGACCGCATTGTGAATGATAGGGACAAAGATTTTCGAATTGCCGACGTAGAATTGTTTCGAGGTGAGCACACAATTGTAGATGTCCCAATAGTCTTGATTGTCATTACTCCGGTTCCATTGATCGCGAAACCCTTCCTCTACTTTCTTAAAAACCTCTAGCAGCTCGTCCTTGACCTTGGGACGCTTGGAGATGTCGGCCCGGCGCGGCACGCCGCGCGCCTCGTCCTCGATCTCGTCGGCGACAATGTCCTGCAGCTCGTCTTCGTCTGCCATAATCGCTTATAACTCAAAAAGCAGGCTCTGAACATCATCAATCGTCGTCACCCCACCGGCCGGCGACGCGATCGACAGGTCAAACCAGGTCGCCACGTTGAGCGGCAGCGCAGTGCCGCCGCCGATTACGGTAAAGCCGTGCACGTCGGCAGAGGTCTTGATGACGTAATGCTGGGTCGTTCCCCACAGCACGCCCGTCACCGGTGCGCCGTTGGCCGGTGCCGTGCCGGTTGCCCGCCGCCCCGTAATATTGATCTGCGCGTTGGCCACGCTATTAGTCACCGTGCCGGAGACGATCGCCACGATGCGCCCAGTGCGGATGGGCGTGATGGCAAACCCGGTGACCAGCCCGAGCCCGAGCATGACCTCGGCCGCGCCACTGACGTTAGGCTGCGTCGGCGCAACGCCGCTGACCGCCGGCATAAGCTGCGCCGGCGGCGTGCTCTCGAACTGCCCACACCAGTCATCCTGAGCGGTGACCGGCCAGGAAAAGTTATAGGCCGGGTTACCCGCGGGCGCGTTGAAACGGCAATTCCCGTGCGTCGCGTCGAGCGCGAGCGCGGCCCAGTAGATGCATGCGGAGCAGGCGTCAGGCACGCCGCGATGGTAACGGTGCCGGGGCCGGCCGGGAAGAGATATATCGCTTCCCGTCCGGCGTCGTCGCCCAGTTCACCTCCAGCTCGTCCTCGTCCATGCGCGCCGATTTGAGCACCGCGGCGAAGCTCTCGATGCCTTCCATCAGCACGCGATAGGCGTTGGTCGCCGGCTCTGCGGTGAGCTGGCCACTTTTGGCAATCTCCCGGTAGTAGCCGCCGGCCATCGCGTTGAGCGCCCAGCGCGCGGACGACGACACCTGCAGGCACGGCCGCCCGTGGGCAAGACGGTTCAGGAGTGCAGTGATCTCCTGACGGCCTACCGCCGGGTCGCCGCCGCGGCTGAACTCCACGGGGACGCTCCGGCACGCCGCCCGTAGCCCGTGAACGGAGTAGGAATTAAAGTGGATCGGCGGCAGTAGCAGGCGCAGCCTGCTACAGCCGGTCTCCATCGTCAACTCGGTGATGATCTCGGCAAGACAACTTGCCGGCTCGCCCTCGCGCACGCGATCGGCTAGGATGTGCAGCGCGCCCTCGTTGAGCTGCATGACAGCTCCGGTCGTCGCGCGGCTGTCGGTATTCACCGCCAGGAAGGCGGGCTTGGGGTGAGCTGCCAGCTCGAACGCGACATGCGCATTATTGAAATTGTCGTACATGGGCTGACCACCGCGGAGCATGAGCGCATACGCGAGCGCATTTGGGATGTCGATCCGGCCGGACGGGAAATTAAGGAACTGTTCACGGGCCTGACTGCACTCTTTGGCGAACACGATTTCCCCGGCCTTAAAATACGGCTGCAGACCGGTGATGAAACTCAATTTACCTTCGGGCGCTTTGACCGGTCGTATGGGGATTGAATAGCCGCGCTTGAGCTGCTCGTGGCGCAGCGGCTGCAGGATGAACTCCTCCAGCCCATCACGCTCGATCCCAATCAACACCGGGGAATAGAGGTTGTCGATCTTGAATATCTCCGACACGATCTCGTCCGGCTGCCAGAAACCAGCGTATGCGTCCCAGACAATCAGGCGGTTGGATAACCAGCTCCAGACCGCGAAACCCGTAGTCGCTGATGTAACCTTCACTGAACGTGCCGGATCGCACATGGCGTAGACAGCGTGCCAGGTGCGGACAGTCGGCTCGACACGGATCAAAGCGTCCGTGAATGGTTTGCTGGAGGGGTCTTCCGCCTGACATAGATACTCCTGCGCAAATGAGTGCGCCATCCCGAGCCGGGCGTAGTCTGCGCGCTTGCGCTCGATCTCCGCAAGCGGGAACCGCTCCGGCCAGGTGGGCACGTTCTCGCCGTTGACGATGGGATAGGTGCGCGTGAGCCAGCCGCTGTCGGCGGCGAGCTGACAGATGACGGAGCGGGGGTGCAGCGGGGTGCCGTTGATGCGGATCAACGCGCCCGGCTCAAGCGCGGGCAGGACGGTTGCGAGCAGCCAAGTTTTGGTCTTCTCGATCGCTTCCGGCGAGATGACACTGTCCTCGTTCTCGATGTCGTCGGCGAAGCAGCGATCGGGGCGAAAGTCGAGGTGCTTGCTGCCGCGCAGCGACTGCCCGCGCCCGAACGCCTGCACGATCGCGCCGTTGTTGAGCACGATCTTGCTTTCGCTCCAGACCGGGCCGACCTGATTTCCAAAGATTTGCTCGATCCTGTCGTTGCTCTCGACCTCGTGCTTGATGGCGCGCAGCCGCTCGACCGCGCGCTCGTAGGTCTCGCCGAGGATGATTGCGTTGTGAAAGCTGCGCAGCAGGGCTTGGATGAGGATCGCCTCCTCCGCGAGCGTCGACTTAGCGGCGCCGCGGAACGCCTGGATGAGCACCTGCGGGTGCGCGCCGTGCCACAGGCGGACGATCTCGTGGTGAAAGCGCGGGGTCGGTGCCGGATGGCGATGCTTGAACAACGTGTGATGCGCAAGGACAGGGTAGCGCATCATCTCGGCGATGGTCTGCTCTTTCTCGCTCGGCATCACGCTGCTTTATAATCTGATAAGCAGGCCGCGCGCAAATGCAGGCGGGCGACGCGTACCCGGTGTGGGCCGCGCACGCGCCGTTGTCGGTGAAATCACAGTCTGGCCAAGCAATCATTGATGTTACTCGCGCTCGAACGGCGCGCCTTTGAGATTAGCGTGAAACCACCCGCCCGGGCTCGATGCTGTTGCCAGACCCTCGGCCATCTCCGGCGGGATGCGGAAATACCTGTACACGCGCCCGCCGTGAAAGTTGATCCAGAGATCCTGCGTCTGCGGGTCGTAGCGGAAGGCGTCGATGTTTGACGAGCTGACGTAGTGCCAGGAATTGTCGGCAAACCACTGGTCGCTCATTTGACAATCCAGTTCTGGATGGTGCGCAGGGCGAAGAAGACCGCGCAGGCGGTGAAGAACAGCAGGAGGGCTTCGAGGATCATCGGTTCTGCTCCGGTGCGGGTCTTCCCGCCTCTATCCAGGCCTTGATATTATTAATCTGTCCACCGTCGTCGCGATAGGATTTAAAACATGCCTGGTCGACCTCGTCATCCGACTTGGGCTCAGGTGTGGGCTTGTGGTTTAAATTATTCAGCCGGTCGGAAATTGACGGCACGTGTACTTGAGATGTACTTGAGGTGAATTTTTCGGCGAGCATCTGCCTAACTATGGCAGATACTCCAATGGTACTCGCCTGTGCCTTGAGGTGAATTTTGTGGTACATGTCATCGGGGATATGGACGATTACTCGACGCATCATTGCAGGTACCTCCAAGTAATTTTTTAGGTGCAGTCACCTACCGACACCTTCAAGGATATGTCAAGTAGTTTTTGTGGGCATGTGTACCCAAACCATCAAAACTAATACGGAAGTGAAATCCTGGATTGTGACGCGCAATTTGAGTGCGATCCCCGCGGCAAGGCCCCCGAGGGCGGGGGCCCGTCAAAATCCCAAGTTGTTTCAATGACTTAAGCTATGCACTTGCGACATATGTCGCAAGTGCATAGCTGGTGCGCCGCTACCACTTAATACAACCTGCGCGCGAAGCGCGCCAGGTGCATTAAGTCCGTCGCTAGGGTGGTCCCCCCTTCTAGCCTAATGCGAGCTGATAGTCGTGCCGACTATCAGCTCGTAACATGTAACAAAGCCTTATATAATGGGCACTTCTGAGCACGAGCAAACAACAACAAACATTTGTGCAGGGAACGGGTTGAAAATGCTAAACCACTGCAAACGCATATATTATATTATTATTAAACTATTTCTCTCTCTCTCTCCTTAGGTTCACATACCGAAAATCGTACGCGGGGGGGAGACACGTACAAAATTCGGTATGTGAACATGGGCGTTTTTGGCCCGTATACTTTGAATACAACGATACTTTTAGCGTTATCAAATAGTTATCCTACTAAACTGCTTTTTTCGTCTTTTGTATTTTCAAAATAGCTTGCTCCTGCGCTATCATGCGCCGGCAGATAGGGTCTGCAGCCCGAAAAAGCCGGTCATCCATCCGCCCGGCCTTCTGCTTCTTCCCCTCCTGGCGGATGGACAAAAGGATGGATCGTTATGGACCCCAGAAAGCTGGATTGCGAGACCTTGGCTGCCCTCTTGGGCATCGATGCCGACACGCTGCACTCTGAACAGATCCTGCGCCCCCAAGACCAATCACTTAAGTACTGCTACGCGCTCTCTGCGCTCGTGCACGGTCTGGACCGTGACTTGACGCCTGCCAACCTGCATCCGCTCGACGCCGCAGAGCATGAGCAGCTCTTTCAGGAGATATGCGACGCTCTTGGTTGGAGCGATCACAGGCGTCGGCAATGGAACGGAGGAGCTCGCGGGCGCCTGTACATGCAGCAATGGTTCCGGCTCGTGACCGCCGCCGTGTATGGCGGCTATCCTCCAACCACGCTGCCCGAGCCGTTCACCCGTGCGCACCGCATGCACGATGACGGCATGCGCCTGTCTTATGCCGAGAAGCGTCCAACCGAGCAACGCAGCAAGTACCGCAACTACCGCCCAGTATTGATCGACGGCAAGGTTGTTTACCGCCGCAAGTGAACAATAAAGGCCGCGGCTTGCGCCGCGGCCCTCGACGACATCGTCTGTGTGCGAGTTACGCCCCCTCCATCATCCGGTTGATCCGCATCTGGCACTCGGCACCGCGATCCCAGCACTGGCCGGCGAAGCCGTCGAGCGAGTACCACTCGCCGTTGCGGTAGTCTTCCATGCCCTGCATGAACGCGGGGTGCTTCCGGTAGAATTCGTACTCCTGGATGACCTCGACGGCCTGCTCTTGGATGTTCATGCCTGCTCTCCCTTGTTGCTAAAATATTTCTAGCCCATCTCTTGACACCTGTCAAGAGCAAAATATGATGCGGCTTGCGACATCCGTCGCACCAACAACAGGAGTACCGACAATGCACAAACGTTTTTTCCTCGTCGCCCGCGAGCGCCTCGAGCGCGACGTAGAGGTTGGTGCCGGGCGCATTGAAACGGCTCAGCGTGTTAATTTTGGTATTCAATGTCCCGAATGCTTTGGCGTTTGGGTCTCCCCTCGACCCCGTCAGCCACACGACCCTTACCGCTACCAATGCGACGACTGCGGTTGTCAATGGTCTGTGGACAACCAACGAGGCGGTCGAGCGCATGCTGGCCGACCGTAACGACCCCGCCAATTGGGCGAGCGTGCAGGCTGAAGCGCGCGACGCGCTGCACGTTCACACCGAGAATGAGGAGTTCGTGCGATGAAACCCATCGTATTCGAGGTGCTCTGCTGCTTGGAGCTGGGCATTCTGGTTGCGCTCATCGCCGGGGCCGTGTTATCCTCGCGTCGTCGGTACTTCTGATTTTGCCCAAAACCTCGACGGGGCGCTGCTGCCGCGGCGTCCCGTTCTCTTTTGGCTACTAGGGTAGCCTCCGGCTATTTTAACGCACCGGTGAGCTTACGTCGCAGCTCTGTCGTGCCTCCTAGAGGGAGGCGAACGAACCTGGGGGTGCTCGTTTCGTTTACGGTGAGCTTGGCGGCCTCCCCGATGCTTCGCACATGCAGCGACAATGTCGCACCGCGGTAGACCTCCATAGGCTCCTGGGGGTCATGTCCTGCCTCGACCAGCTTTCGGCATAGGCGTAGCACCGGAGCAGAGCCCCGTGCCGTGATTCCGTCAGCGCTGCATTCAAAAACGCCGGGGGCGATCCCGGTATCTCCTCTAAGCTCGGCCCGTATCATGTTGCTCTCTCCTCGCCAAAGCGTTCGTTCTAGCCGCGGGCTAGTACCCTCGCCAGGCGGCGAATAAGCCTATGCTCGGGCATCTGCCTCACCGCGCGGCCTATCGTATGGGCATGCTCGCGCCGCGCCCCGTCGAGCAGCCACTGTTTTACACGGTGGAATTGCATGTGGTCGAGTAGCTCAACCGCTCGCCGTTCGGTCGGCCTGCGCTCGGCGCGCCAGTGCGTGCGTCCGCTCATCTTTCCACTCGAAATACTTGGACCACCCGCGGGGGCTTATATCGCCTGCCACCTTCCCGCACCCGTGAGGTGCGAGGAACATGCTGCAGCGCCCGCAGCGGGCGATGCCCCGCGGGTGGGTCTGGTAGCGCGCTGCCCTCTTGTCGACCTTCGGCACGATTGACATCCGTCGCACTGACCGTCTAGGCTACTAAACGGTCGCGCGCCGCTGCTCAGGTCTGCCACCTGGGTTTGCTTGTCGGCACACCCCCGCGGCGTGCGGCCACTCTATTCCGAGGGACGATGACCCGCAAGCGACCGATGCACATCAGCGAAGACCGGCGCGCACACGTGCTCAACCTGCTCGACAGCGGGCTCATCCTGCAGACCGAGGCGGCGCGCCTGCTCGGCGTCGCGCGCCAACTGATCCACCAGTGGTGCGAGCGCGAGCGCATCCAGCCGGTGCGCTGCCGCCAGCGTTACCTGCGCGAGCTGATGCGTGATCATTGAGTGCACATTCGACGAGGAGCGGCGCGCCGCGGCGCGCCTCAACAAGGAGTGGCGAAAGATGCAAGGCAACGGGCAGGACACGACCGTGAAGGATGCCTATCAGGACTTGGCCGACCGCTACCGCAAGAAGGGTGATGCGCTGGTCGAGCGCGCGCAGCAGCATCGCGACCGCTGCTACAAGTTTGCCGACGACTGGGAGAAATGCGGGCGTAACATGGACGCGATAATCAAGAAGGAGGAGGAGGAGCTGGACCGGCAGTTCAAGGGCATCGATGCGCTCAACCAGCCGCCGCAAGCGCTTATTGCGCCGGTCGAGCCGGTCGAGGGGATGATCAAGGACGCGGTGATCGCGACCGGCGGGCAGGAATGAAAGTCTGGTTCCTCTTTCTTGTGCTGTGGAGCGGCAAGGAGATCGAGGCCGGGCAGTATCAGTCACACGAGGCTTGCGTGGCGGCGGCGAAGATGCAGCGCTCGTTTTGGTTGCAGCAAACCAAGCACGCGCGGCGCATGGAGTGCAGGCTGGAAGGACGCTGGTGGATTGCATGAGATGGCTCCTCCTCATTGAGCTATGCAGCCCGCTGACAGCAAGATGCGAGTGGCGTGTCGCCGACAGCTATCGCACCGAGGAGGCGTGCGTGCTCGGCGCGCTGACGATCCCATCGATCAATTTCAGATGCCGCGAGCGGCGCATCGAGAGCGTGCCGCTGCCGCGACCGCGGCCGACGAGAGATTAACCAGAGGAGGATGACATGGGCAGACCGTCATCGATAGCGAAGCTAGTATGTTCTGACTGTGGTGCGTCGGCCGATGCGGCCTGTAACTGTGGCGTGGCGTATGTGCCCGCGAGTAAACGCGCGGAGGCAGCAATTAAGGATAACCCTAGTAAGTCTGATCGAGCGGTCGCTGCCGATACAGGCGTGAGCAGGAGAACAGTGCAGCGAGCGCGACGAAAAAAGCGGGCAGGTGGCTCACATGAGCCACGGGAACGCACAGGGAACAACGGCAAAACGTATAAGGTGCCAGAGAGAGATCGTTACCGTGAGATGCGTGACGCTACCAACCAATTACATCGTGAGCTGGCCGTCTTCCGAGAAAAGTTTGTAGGAAAGGTGGAACAGTGGAAACAAGCATACAAAGCTGAGATCACGCAGGAAGCCATAAACTGCCTCAACAACATTCTCTGGAACACCGCTGACTGCTTCAATTGCCTCGCACAGGAGTTGGATGGTCGCCCGTGCGAAGGCCCGCCCGAAGGAGCACTCGTCCTTCAGTGACCATCTGAGAAAGGAGCTGTGTTATGCGTGTCTTCATTGTAGATGGTGAAGAATATATGATCGTAGAGGCAGAATGGGATATGGACTTTAAGGTCTACCGTTCTGATATAAAGAAAGCTAAGAAGAATGACCCGTGCGAGTGCATCATCGCGCTTGGCATCCGGCGACATCCCAATGTGCTGATGGCGCACATTGGCTCTGGAAAGCACGCCTATGTCATCTTCAAAGCGGTTGGACGTCGTGACGCTAAGGCCGTCCATTTCTTGATCCCGGCCGATGCAGCCCGGATACGTGACAGCTTCGATGTCAAGAGTGCGCCGCGCACGCAGCGGATCACGCTGCATCGGCCGACTGAAAACTGCACGCTTGATGCGCAAGCAGCCTATTCACGCAAGCGCAAGCAAGAGCTGCGTGATGGTTCTGGCCGACCTGCCAGGAAATACGGCCCGCAGCAGCACACTCGCATGCATCGTCTCGGTCTGGCGCATCGCCCTAGCCCGGTGATCACCAGCAAAAAGGTAGAGTTTGAAACACCGGTCGAAGCGACCGTGTAATCAGGCAGCGCGCGCTGCCTGTAGGACGGCGGCCGAGGAGAAATCTGTACAGCTCGGCCGCCGTCTGAGGTTTATCAGATGATCGTCACCTTGGATTTCGAGACGTTCTTCTCGCAGGACTACAGCCTGACCAAGCTCACTACGGAAGCATACGTGCGCGACCCGCGCTTCGAGCCGCACGGCGTCGCAGTGCGCGCGCCCGGCGGCGATCTTGCCTGGATACCGCCGCTCAACCTGAAAACCTTCTTCGACAGCGTCGACTGGTCGAAGGCAATCATCCTCTGCCACCATGCGCAATTTGATGGTCTCATTCTCAGTCACTACTATCGCGTCCGCCCTCGTGCTTGGCTTGATACTCTTTCTATGGCTCGCCTTGTGCACGGCATCCATCATTCTAATAGCCTGGACGCTCTGGCGAAGCGTTATGGCCTTCCGGCGAAGAGCGTTCCCTACAACGCCTTCAAGGGGCTGCACTGGGACGAGCTGAGCGGCGTCGTGCAGGAGCAGCTCGCCGAGGGTGGTCAGCACGACGTGCTGCTCACCTACGAGCTGCTTACCCGCATGCTCCCTTACGTGCCGGATGAGGAGCTGCGGCTCATTGACCTGACCATCCGCATGTTCGTCGAGCCCGTCTTGCGCGGCGACATCGATGCGTTCAAGGTGGTCGAGCTGGGCGAGATCATACGCAAGCAGACCTTGCGCGCGCAGCTCAACGTGACCGACGCCGAGCTGCAGAGCGCCGAGCGGTTCGCCGAGCTGCTGCGCGCGTGCGGCATTGAGCCGCCGATGAAGCAGACGCCTGCCGGGCAGGCTTATGCGTTTGCCCGTACCGACAAGTTCATGACGGAGGTCATCCTTGAACATCCCGACGACAGAGTACGTACCCTCGGTGAAGCTCGTCTTAGAACTCGATCGACCATTGAGCAAACCCGCGCTCAACGTCTTGCAGGCATGGCTGGACGAGGCGCTATGCCGGTGTATCTGCAATATGCAGGCGCGCACACCACACGGTGGAGCGGGGGAGACAAGCTTAATTGGCAAAATTTTAAGCGTGGAAGCGGTCTCCGAAAGGCAATACACGCGCCTGCTGGCCATCAGATCGTCAAGGTGGATAAATCGCAGATCGAGTGCCGGTTTCTCAACTATCTCGCGGGGCAGTGGGACGTCGTAGAGCGGTTCCGCAGGAAGGAAGACCCCTATGTCGGCATTGCCTCGATGGCCTACGGCGAGACGATCTACAAGGCAAAGGAAGGTGATCCGCGCTTTGACGAGATGCTGGCAAAGCGCGGAACTGGCAAGCAGCTTGAACTTAGTTGCGGTTACGGTGCGGGTACTCAAACAATTCAACTTACTGCCGCCAAGGGTACTTACGGGCCGCCGGTCAAGATCACGCTAGAGACCGCCGAGCAGTGGAAGAAGCTCTACCGGCGCACGCACCCGCGCGTTGTCGACTACTGGCATCAAGCCGAGCAGGTGCTCTATGCGATGTCGCAGGGGCTTGACTACAACTGGTCGATCTTCAAGACCCGCGGCACCGACCTGATCCTGCCCAACGGCACCGCGCTGCACTACCCCGATCTCGAACGCGTGCTCGACGACAACGGCTTTCCTTTTTGGAGATATCAATCACGCTACGGCTGGCGTAGGATTTGGGGCGGATTTTTAGTTGAGAACGTGATACAAGCAGTGTCGCGCGTTGACATCGGCCAGTGCTGGCTGCGGCTCGCCGACATGGGCTACCGCGTTGTTTTGTTCGAACATGATGCGCTCGGCATCGTCGTGCGCAACGAGACTGCCGAGCACGATTGTGATGTGATCCTGGCCGAGATGAAACGCGCGCCGCTCTGGTGTTCCGAAATTCCTTTGGACGCCGAAGCAACGATGGGAGAAAGCTATGCCTAAAGGTAAAGGTAAGAAAACGGTTCACGACGTGATGTCTAAATTTTCAAAAGGAACGCTCCATTCCGGTTCTAAAACAGGACCGAAGGTTAAGAGCCGACCCCAAGCAGTCGCAATCGCGATGAAAGAAAGCGGCCAAAGCAAAGGCAAGAAAGGTGGACGCAAAAACAACCCCTACTAGGCTGCCCCCGGCCAGCTACACGTTCCACCGCAACTGGCTCAACTGCCCGCGGCAGGCGTGGCACGTGAACATCGCGCGCGACATCGCGCCGGCCGAGAGCGAGGCGATGCGCTGGGGCGCGCGCGTGCACGAGGCGCTGGAGGCATACCTCGGGTTCGATCAGACACCATTGCCCCCTGAGCTGAAGCATCACGAGCACCTCTATCAGTTTCCCGTAGGGTATGAGGTCGACGTCGAGCTAAAACTCGGCATGCACGAGGACGGCAGCTACTGTGACTTCTTCGATCCCGACGCCTGGATGCGCGGCGTCATCGATGTGCTGCTGACCAACCCGAATGTGCCCACTTGGGCGGTGCTCATCGACCACAAGACCGGCAAGCTGCGCGAAGACCCCTACGAGCTGCAGCTGCACGCCTGCCTGCTGCGTGCATACAATCCGACCATCACCGCGATCAAAGGTTGGTATAACTGGCTGCGCGACAATCAGATGGGGCGCGTGTAC